TCTAAAGATGGTCATAACAAGAAAGACTTGATGAAAGTCATTCACTATGCTATGCTTCTTCTTCACTTTGATAGTCATTACGACAAGCCCAATACTAACAATTATTTTTGCTGATTATTATGAAACTTACTGATAAGACTTTAAACCTCCTTAAGAACTTCTCTGGTATTAATCAGTCTATTCTTTTCAAGGAAGGTAATTCTCTTCGTACTATTTCTGTGATGAAAAACATTCTTGCAGAAGCAACTATTGACGAAGAGTTTCCAATTGACTTTGGTATCTATGATCTCAATCAATTTCTGAATGGTCTCAGTCTCCATCACAATCCAGATCTTGATTTTAATAATGCTGGATATGCAGTAATCCGAGAAGGAAAGATGCGTTCCAAGTACTTCTTTGCTGATCCTAATGTAATTGTCACTCCACCAGATAAGGACATTTGTCTTCCTAGTGAAGATGTTTGCTTTGAACTCAGTACTGAGCAACTTGATAAGTTGATGAAAGCAGCATCTGTATATGGTCTTCCTGATCTTTCTGTTATTGGCGAAGCTGGTGTTATTAAACTTGTTGTGCGTGACAAAAAGAATGATACCTCTAATGACTTCTCAATCATTGTTGGTGAAACAATTTCCGAATTTGTTTTCAACTTCAGGGTTGAAAATGTCAAGATCATTCCTGGTAAGTATGAGGTAGTCGTCTCCAAAAAACTTCTATCTAAGTTTACAAGTAAAGATTATGATCTGAAGTATTTTATTGCACTTGAACCCGATTCAACTTTCGAATGAAATATTGTGTAAGATATAAGATTCCAGGTGACAATCGTTATCTGGAACTTTTTGTAGAAGCAGACAATCAAATGCAAGCAAAAAGAATTGCTCAAGCACAAGTTCCTTCTGCTAGAATAATTGGTGGTCCGCAATCTTCTAAATGAAAACTACTACATGGATGAGGATAGTCGGTAGCATTGGAGTTATCATTGCTTATTTTATTATCCTTCATGTTGATGTTCTTACTGGAGTAATAATTAATTTTATTGCAGATCTTATTTCAATTCCTTACTTTGTCAGGACAAAGGCATGGGATGTGGTTATAATGTTATCATTCCTTCTGAGCATTAGTATCAGCAAATTATTATTATGAATATCTTTGTCACTGACGAGTCTCCTTATAAATCTGCTGCTGTCCTACCAGACAAGCACATTGTTAAGATGCCTCTGGAGACCTGCCAGATGCTCTCTATAGTCGCCTCAGACAAGTGGGGACATGGTTATGGTACATTGCCTAAGAAAGACGGCACACCCTATGCTACGGACAAGGGAGCATTCCGTAATCACCCATGCACTAAGTGGGCAAATGAAACTGTATCTAATGCTCGTTGGTTGCTGCAGCATGGGTTTGCTTTATGTGAGGAGTATGCGGCACGGTATGGTAAAGTCCATACTTGTTTTTTGACTCTCCTTGCTGCTGACGAGATTATCCCCTATGTATCTGTGGATGATCATACTCCATTTGTCTTTGCAGGACCTGATGAGTTTAAGTATGACACAAGCATTGATATCTTCACTGCATACAAGATGTATATTGCATCTAAATCATGGGTATGCAACAATTATCTAAAATTGCCTCATCGTAAACCTGAATGGATATGAAAACTACTTTGACGGTTAGTGATGATGGAGTTTTAACCTTCACAAAAGAAATAATCCAGGAAACTGGATGGAAAGAAGGGGATATGTTAGAATGGATTGACCGTGGCGACGGATCTTTTGAACTGAAAAAAATTGATTATGAGCAACACTGACTTTCTGTGGGTGGAAAAATACCGCCCACATACTATTGATGAATGTATCCTTCCAGATGCTACTAAACAAACATTTAAAGACTTCCTAGATAAGGGGGAAGTTCCTAACCTTCTTCTTTGTGGTCCTCCTGGTGTAGGTAAGACCACTGTTGCTAAAGCCCTATGTAATCAACTTGGAGTAGATTCCTATGTCATCAACGGATCTGACGAAGGACGATTTCTGGACACGGTACGGAACCAAGCAAAGAATTTTGCGTCGACCGTCTCACTTTCTTCGGATGCAAAACACAAAGTTATCATCATTGATGAAGCAGATAACACAGGGAACGACGTACAACTCCTCTTACGGGCAAACATTGAGACGTTTTATAGCAACTGCCGATTCATCTTCACCTGCAATTACAAAAACAAAATCATCGAACCCCTACATTCTAGGTGTGCCGTCATCGAGTTTGGAATCAAAGGGAAGCAAAAAGCGCAACTTGCTGCAGGATTCTTTGGTCGCCTCAAAGAAATCTTGGGTGCAGAAGGTATTGAATATGATAACAAGGTCCTGGTAGAACTTATTAACAATCACTTCCCTGATTGGCGTCGTGTTCTTAATGAGTGTCAACGCTATTCAACTAGTGGAAAGATTGATTCAGCTATTCTTGCCTCATTCTCTGACGTTTCTGTAAATGATCTTATCAAAAGTCTCAAAGACAAAAACTACCCCCAAGTTCGGAAGTGGGTGGTGGATAACTTGGATAATGATTCTGGGGTACTTATGCGTCGTATTTACGATGCTCTTCTTGCATCCCTTACAAACTCTAGTATTCCTGCTGCTGTGCTGGTTATTGCTAAGTATCAGTATCAGATTGCATTTGTCGCAGATCAAGAAATTAATCTTCTGGCGGCGTTGACTGAAATAATGGTTGAATGTGAGTTTAAGTGATGGGTAGTGATTGGCGTTATAGTGAAGAACGAATGGTGCTTAGGCAAGAAGTATTTCTAAAACTAAAGCATCATTTAAATCTAAAAGAAATTCAATTTTTATATGAGTTTTGTCATAATTGGGTAAGTCAAGGAAATACTTCAACAGAAAATGTTGAGAATGAATTTACAAATTTTTTGCAATTAAATGAGGAGCGTTCAATCAATGAAAAAACAAAAACTTAAAGCACAAGTAAAATCTAGGTTCTATTATATTTTTTGGGGTACAGCTACTATTTCTGTTGTTCTTGGACAACTTTATGTTGGAACTGGATATCGTGCTGTGAATGGTAGTATGCAACAATTACTTCAGAATGTTGATGGAGTTCTTCTTCATAAAGATGATGGACAACTTTATTAAAATGTAATGAAGCAAATTAAAACAACTCCACAAAATGTAGCAGAAGCAAATGAAGCATTATTTCGTGCTACAATGAATTTACCTGCTGCTTCCGCTCATTGTGGCATGACGCAACGGGAGATGAAACATATCTTTCGCGAATATTTAAAGTATAATGAACCTGACTATGAAGTCTCTTAAAACACCTTTACGCTATCCAGGCGGTAAATCCCGCGCTTGCATAAAGATGGATCCATATTTTCCAGATCTTCGTGATTATACTGAGTTCCGAGAACCATTCATTGGTGGTGGTAGTGTAGCAATTCATGTTACAAAAAAATATCCTCATCTTAAGATTTGGGTTAATGATTTGTATGAACCACTTATAAACTTCTGGCAGCAACTTCAGATGTTTGGTTCTGAAATGCAATCTCGACTAATGGACTATAAACTCAGTCATAATACCGCTGAGTCTGCAAAGGAACTTTTTCTTAACTGTAAAGATTATGTTAATGACAAAAACTTGCAACCTCTTGATAGGGCTGTGGCTTTTTATATTGTTAACAAGTGTAGTTTCAGTGGTCTCACAGAAAGCTCATCGTTCTCACAACAAGCCTCGGTTAGCAACTTTAGTGTGCGTGGTATCTCAAAAATGTCGGAATACTCCAAATTGATTGAACATTGGAGAATTAGCAACTACTCTTACGATTATCTTCTGGAGAGTTCTACAACGGATAATGGTGAATTTCATTATGCTGCTTTGGATTCTGAGAAATCTACATTTGTTTATCTTGATCCACCATATGATATTAAAGATAATCTTTATGGTAAAAAAGGATCAATGCATAAAGGATTTGATCATGATAAGTTTGCTGATGATTGTTCTACCTGTAGTATGCCTCAATTGGTTAGTTACAATTCAGACCAACTTGTGAAAGATAGGTTTAAGGGGTGGAATGCTGCAGAGTTTGATCTTACTTACACAATGAGATCTGTTGGTGAATACATGCGAGAGCAAAAGCAAAGAAAGGAATTACTACTATTTAATTATGGAACTGAAGGATTGGTTAAACTCGATTAATTTTACAAAGAAGAACTTAATTGAAGAAGATTCTTCAATCAAAAACGAATATCCGCCATATATTATCAATCGTTGTTTGTCTGGGCACTTGGATTGTATTTTATTTGTTAATGAGATGAATATGCACTCTCATTTGGACAAAGATATGCAATATTCTTTTTATCTAAATACTCTTAGGAAAAAGAAGAGATTTTCTCCCTGGCTCCGAAAAGATAAAGTTAAAGATTTAGAATGCGTCAAAGAATACTATAACTATAGTAATGAAAAGGCATCGCA